AACTGACCTTGTATCATTTCAGTTGATGTACCTATTGAAGAGGCAGTATCTATTGCAACACCCCACCAAGTACTATCGTATATTTCGTTTGCCATCTTTTGTTTTTTTGTCTTTGCTCTTTACCTCATCATAAAAAGCGGATAACTTCATTATGTTAACCTCTTTTATCTTATATGTCTTTTTTTTCTTATCCATTACAAAACCCAACTTGAAAAAGTATCTACATCCTTGTCTGGGTACATATCCCCATTCTGATTACTTGTGTATTCTGGATACTTATGGCTGTTGTCACAGATGTAATCTAAGAAACGTCTTGTATAAAACTCAGACCTATCGTTTATCTTACTCATCATTCTGTCAATGTCTCCGTAATTAACCGTATCAGATTCTTCCCCTCTGTGTTTGGATACACCTCCATTATCCACTTTAAACATAGCAAAAGGGAAGTACTCTGACTGAGTGAACCATATTAGCATTGGCTTGATATAAGTGTCTCTAAGAGCTTTATAATCCGAATTAGCTGGTAAGTCCATCTCTTCGTTTATAATTAAAGACTGCATCTTATCATAGAGCTTACCTCCCAAATAGTTTTGTATGTGTATATCTTGAGCCACCTCTATAAAGTGAATCAATTTGTCAGCATCAGTATTACCGCTGATTATTGACTTTGCTTTTAAATCCTTTACTGTTATAAATAGTGCTTTCATTATTGACCTAATATTTTTCTGATTCTACTTAATACGCTTGGGTATGCACCGTTATCCGCTCTGTCTATCATTCTCTCTCCCATCTCAGAAGGATTGTTAGGTTCTTTTAAACCTTTACCGTATGCATCATCAGAGTTAACTTTCTTACCGCTTGACTTCTTGTAAACTTGAAGCTCCCAGTAATGATGACAGTTCTTACCTCCCTTAAATTTTAAGAGCGAATAATTCTGTCTGTTATGACCTAACTCCTTATTCACACCTCTAAAAGACATCATATTAATATCTTCCTTTCTAAACACTATCTTTCTTCCAGTTAATACCTCCATCTTCTTACAGAACGTTCTACTACCTTCAGACTTTCTTTCTGGAGAATAAGCGTATCTAATCTTGTAAATATCATCATCCTCTTTAGATGATTTATCAGAATACTTGATTTCAGCCATTTTAACAGCTTCACTCTCCTCTTGGTACACTTCACTATGGATTAACTCCCAATCATCGCTTAGAACCTCTCCTAAGCCCTCTAATTGGCTATACAAGTCATCTCCCTCTTCATCAGAAAAGTCTGTAGATACATCTGAAGATAATTTCTCTCCAGTTTCTTCTTCTCTCTTGATTTTAGTTTCTATGTTGTCTAACTCAGTAAACTCAATAGGTTGTAGTGTTGTAAAGTATAAGTCTTGGTGTATCTTATTGAATTCAAGTATCTCAGTCAATCCGTAAATTACACCATCTTGTAATGGTCTGATAATAACATTATCCATTAATACAGATGCAGTTCTTAATTCTTCTGCATTGTTACCAAATCCAGTATTATCTTTAATACCTAATAAGATTGGAGAAACAATACCGTGACCTAACATAATCTTCTCTCTTGCCTCATCTGATAAGAATTGGTATTGAGCGTGAGCATCTGGTAAGTGAATAGCTTCTATATCAGCTTTTGTTTCAGCAGATTCGTTAAATGCTATAATTGCTTTACCGCTATTAGAGCTACCAGAAAACTTATCATTTATCTTAGACTCTATTGCTTGTTGGGTTTCAGCATTTGGAATACCGTTATTAAAGTTAACAAATAAACTTGGCTGCAAACCATTCTGTATATTTGAAATATGGTAGTTAGATACCTCAGATTCTAATTCAGCATATTGTAAACACGCTTGGTAGTCAACTGTTGAATAGTAATAGAAACCACTTCTATAAGGTTTAAAGATATAAAGCTCGTTAAGTTCAGTTTTACTACCTCCACCAAATGTAGGTATTCTCTTAGGGGAGTCTGAGTTCTTACAGTCCTTCCAAGATGGATGGTAGTAGTATGCTTTAATCTTACCTTTAGTTGCTTTCTCAGCCCTCAATGTCTCCATAGGGAAATGAGATACCTTTAGTATTTTTGTTTTAGCTTTATTGTAGGTAAGTTGCATTGCTCCTTGACCCAATAGCTTATAGTCATTAACCAATCTCTTAACCTCTCTTGGTCTAAGTAGTTGCTTCATCTTGACATAATCCTCTGGGAATATCTCGGAGTTTGTAGATTCCAATCCCCTACCATAAATCATATCTACGATACCGTTAATACATCTACCATTAGTAGGGCTATCAAGATACCTTTCGATTAGGTTATCGAAGTAATCGTTATTATCTCCAAAAGAAACCCATTCCTTATTGTGAACTTCTTTTATTATAGGAGCTTGATAAGAGGACATATTAACTACCCTTATACTGTCTTTGTATTCTTTTTTATTGTTTTTCATTATATGTTTACTGTTAAAGTGTCTGAGTATGGAGAGAAATTACCTTCACTATCCTTATGCCTTGTTTTAAAGACGTAAGCACCAGTAGTCAATCCTTGAATACTATAGTTTAATTCATTGTTAAAAAATCTTCTAATAAGAACATCATCTTGATATAATTCTGTTTCAGATAGAGTTCTGTTGTAGTGACCTTCAATCCAATTTACATCAACCACACCATTACCATCTATACTAAAACTCATATCGGTAGGTGGGTTTAATATATTTGGGTCTGATTCTGTTGATTGTAAAGTAAAGGTCTTAAAATCTCCACGACTATCATCCCCTAAAAACTGAAAAGTAACATCCCATTGAGTTCCTATTGGCATAGTGTTAGTTCCGAGAAGCCAACCTTCAAGGGAGTGAGTTGTACCAGAGATAGGTGTAGCTAATTTAATATTTGGAACATCAAAGTCGTAAGTTCTACTATTATCGTATCTACTAAATGCCTCTATATCTGTGTGTATATCTAACTGAAAAAATGAATTCCTCTCAACGTAATAAACCCTATCTGCATCTGTTGTTATTTGTGGTTTAAGTCCTTGTCCTTTCATTTTTAAGAAAACACCTTCTGGAGATAATCCAGTTTCTACGCCATCAGTATCTACATAAGATATTTGAACTTCATTAAAACCTTCTACATTTAAAAGCATATCTGTATTTGAGGAGTTTTGGTTATAAGACCTTTGTGTATAAAATTCTCCGTTCAAATAAAATTTAACAAACTCCCATATTCTATCTCCATTATAAAATCTCTCATCCCATTTAAGCCTTAAGTAAATATCTGATGAACCATTATCTCTCAAATTGTAAGGAGGGTAAGCAATCTCAGTACCTTCATCTTCTACTATTGTGAACTCAAAAGTTTCTGTTGATGAACCTAATTCATTCTCTGTTGTAAAATCTATTGTCTCAACTCTTGGTTCTCCAGTAACGATTCCAATCATTTGATTACTTCTATAAAGAAAAACAGAACCATCTATAACTCTATTTACATAAGTATTTGTTATAGGGTATTCGCTACCTATGTTAACTATAGAATCAAATCTAAAAGAAAAAGGTATTCCAAGTCTAACGTAGTTAATCCTATTAGGACTCCATAAAACCATAGGAGAACCATCTTGTGCGAAACTTATCTCAGTATTAAATTGATTTCCAGTAGCATTATAAAGAAAATTAATACCAGTACCAGAAGCAAAACCATTACCAACAGCAGCACTTTGAACGTAACTAAATTCAGCTCTAAGAGGATTGGTTAAAGGTAGTTCATCACTCAAGTTAACTTCAACTAAGTCTCTGCTTTCTCCGTAACTATTTACCATTACTATTGTCATTTCTGCTAATCTATTCTCTCCAGTAGCAGTACCACTAATCAATCCAGATGAGCTACAAGATAATCCTTCTGGTATATTTTCAATAGTAATAGATGTTGGGCTATACCAAGCTCTTATTTGGTAGCTAAATACAGAGCCTATCCTAATATCAAGAGGCTCGTTAAAGTTCCATCTTAATGATGGTGGTTTATTTTGTGTAGTAGTACCTCCAGTAGAACTTACAGCAGAAACTACCGTAGAACTTATAGTAGATGGAGCATCTGTTATTATGTATGTATTATCATCAAGTTCATCATAAGACTTATATATACTTCCATTACCTATTTGATGACTATTTAAAGCCATATCTGATTTAGACTGAGATGTTACATAAATCTTATCCCTATACCATAACTCTTCATCTTTAATTACTTCTAAGTAGTATGTAGAGTCTTCTTTTAAAAGACCATTATCGTTAGGGAATATTATTTCAATATAATTAACTTCTTTAGAAACAGATAAAGGAAACACTTCTTCTTCAGAACCATCTCCATCTCTCCTTATTCTTAAAGACACAGCACCTTCTACATCCATACTTCTTGGTATGATGGATATAGTTTTATCTCCTATTGTTGGTTGTAGTATTAACATATTAAGATAACTAAAAAGTATTATTTTGTTTTATTTAATAAGAAAACCCCACCGATTATGGTAGGGTTTAATAATTTAAAAGAAGTAAGATTATACTCCAGCAACAACAGTAAACCCAGCATCAGCTAAAGTACCGTCAATAAAATTAGCTGGAATCTTCTCCATACCAGTAAATGATAAAGTATATCCACTCATATCTCCCATAGCACCACCAGTTACAACAGTACCTCCAGTTACGTCAGCTCCGTGTTCTAATCCAGCTAACAATAAGTTTCCGTTATTGTCCTCGATAATTACGTGAGGTCTACCGAAAGATAACAACTTGATTGTCTTATGGTCTTCTTTAGTTAATTTTTTAAGTGATAACTCTAACACTTGTTCGAACATAGTAGTTCCATTCTCTCTACTTGATTGAATGTTTTCTGTGTACGTTGAGTTTCCTCTAACGTCAAATTTGTAAGCACTTGGAGTACCAGCAACAGAATCAATAACGTCAACATCAGTACTATCGTATGTGATAGCTCCTAAGTCTCCGTAATTAACAAAATATACTGCATTAATTCCTCCAACACTATCCTTGCAAGGTTCTAACCTTCCAACTGCAATATCACAAGCCATATTTTTGTATTTTTATTAGTTAATAAAAAAGGGCAGATGGAGAACCAACCACCCTTCTTAGTTTATTATTATTATTATAAATTATGCAATTCCGTAAGTTACGATATCTTCAGCAACTCCGTACTGAACACCGCAAGAAAAACGCATAATAATTCTAACATTCTGACTTCCGTCCAAATCCGCCATATCTAATACACGAACTTCTTGTGCGTCAGACATCAAACTTGCTCCAAAGTGTAAGTTATCTTTAGTAGTAGCAATCATTTTGTCAGAAGGCAATCCATTAGCCATAAAGATTTTAACACCGTCAAAAAACAATACGTTAATGTCTTGGTTGTTTCCTTGTGCCATATAACCAGCAGCTCCTTGTCCTCCAGATGCAAATCCACCTAAAGCTCTTTTGTAAGCTCTAAATACGTTTTGTGCAACATAGATGTGTAAATCATCTCTTCCGTATAATGCAGAAGGAATAGCATCTACAACTTTCCCTAACTCTTCAACAACGTTTGCAGCAGTTACGGTAGTTCCAGTTACTTCAATCTTAGCAGCATCAGCAGCTAATAAAGTAGAGAATCCATCAAATGAACCTTCAGCTTCAGCTCCAGCCCAGATGTTTTGTTCTGTTTTTTGTGCAACTTTAGCAGCAACATATCCAATTAAATACTCTTGGAAAGAGCTTGGTAAGTTGTCAAATGCAGAATATCCCATTTGGATTGCATCCCAGTCAGAACGGAAATCTTTCTTACATAATTCTAAGTTAACTTGTAACTCTTTAGGTTGTAAGATTCTTTCAGTTAATGTTAAAGTTGATGTGTCAGCGAAATCACAAGTACCGTCTTTTACGATACCGTCTAATTCCAATCTTTTTACAACTTCTTTGAATTTTACATTTGGACGGATAGTTAATCCTCCATTTGCGATTGTGTTACCAGCTAAAAGTGCAGCAGAGATATATTTCCCAGCAAACTCTCCAGCATAAGTAGTAGTAATACTTGTAGTAGTAGCCATTTTTATATAATTTTTAATTGAATAACATTCTATTGACTCTTTCTTCTGTAGTCAAAATCTTGTTTGGGTTTGATAATAAACTTTTTTTCTTTTCGACTGATGCTTCTGGAGAATGCACAACTTCTTCTGCTTCTTCAGATAACTCAACCTCTTCTTGTTTTGATAACTCTTGAGGAACTTCTTTAATGTCCGCTGCCGACTTATCTTCGATTAACGCTTTAATCATAGATAGTAATTCAGTTTTAACTGCTGATAACTCTTCAGATGTAGCGTAATTTGCTACTGGTGCTTCTGCCACCTCGTCAACAATTACTTCTTCTTTAGGTTCTTCAGCAAGGATAACTTCCTTTACTTCTTCTTCAATAGCTTCAATCACTTCTTCAGTAGATAAATCTACCGCTTCTTCTACAATAACGTCTTCTACTTTTACTTCCTCTTTAGAGAGGTTTAAAAGCTCCTTTACGTTATTAAGGATTTCTGTTGCTTTCATACTTATTGATTTATATTAATATAACTATTTAGGGTATTTAATGTCTTGTTTTCTACTCTTCTGGCTCTTTGTATATCGAACCAATACCTTGTTTCCAGTACTCATCTGATTTACATTTCTTATTGTCCTTATCACACTTAATAGAATATGTATTCTTACACTTACAATATACAGCCTTCATATTATTTATCTATTTGTTTGAGTTTATTTATTGCCCAATTAACACCAGCAGAACCACCCCAAGCATCCCACATAATACCGCCACACCCTTCAGAGTAAGGCACATCCTTATGTTGTTGATGTCTCTTAAATGATGCCATTCTTGCAATCGTATCTCTACTTATCGCTTTACCAGAAGCTAATTGATTAGCTCTTGTCCAACCTACACTTGTGCCGCAAGATACATTATTCTCTTTCTTGTACTTTAAAGCTCTCTTAGCATTGTTTCTCGCACCTTGTGGGTAATCACTATAGGATTCTAATTCAACTTCCTCCTTAAATAATTCTTTAAGTTCTTCTAATATCTTAGCAGCTTCAATCTCTTCTACATCCTCAGCTCTATCACTAAACATACCTTCGATACTTAACCCTAAGTATTTACCAGCTTTAACATCTTCCCATACTTGGTCGTTGTCAATCTTCATAGTTACAGCCCAAGCACCTACAACAGCATTTAATCCGTATAAAGCAGTTTTATCTTTGATAGGGTCTTCTACTATCCAAGATTCTATTACAGATACACCACCAGTCATTTGCTCATCGTGTTCTAAGGTAGCATTGTTTAGTTTAAGGCGTTTTAAGTATAGCTCAGAAGCTTTTCTTACAGTTTCCTTAGAGAATATGATATTGTACTCGTTATCTCCGCTACGTCTGTATATTGGCTTGTCTGGTACTAATGCAAGACCTACGATAACTCTTTTCTCAGTATCTACTGTTTTAAACTCTACCTTGTGCTTACTTAAAGCTACAAAGTTTTCTTCTATTGCTGGGAACTCAACAAGAGAGATGGCTTCTATACCATCTTCCTCTCTCGCTTCGTCTATAAATAATTCAAAAGTTTCTAATTCGTTCATATTTTATTCTTTTATGTTATGTTAACCTTATTTGATTTATCTGTTTCATTTTAGGTACTTGCTGAACTTGAAATAACGCCATCTAATTGCTGTTGGTTTGTAACATCTCTTGCTACAACATAAGCTCTTAATGGTTGGTCAAATTGTGATTGTATAGCGTTTGCTATTAAGTTCTCATTAGACCTACCTACTATATTGAATGAAGGTTCTGCTCTTGCACTTCCACCTCCAGAAGAACCAGATGCAATAGCTGGACTTGTTCCAGAAGATGACTCAAATCTTGTTCTTGCTATGGCTGCAACATTTGCGAGACCAGCAGCTAAAGCGACACCAGCAGCTATCTTAGCTCTAATAGGAGATGTTGGGTCTAATTGTAATTGAGATAAATAAGCTTTTTGTGTAGACAAGTAAGTGTCAGCTAATGCTGTAGCTAAATTAAAAGCTTTCATTACCTTGAACTTCTTTCTTGCTATTTGCTCTTGCTTTAATCTAAGTTTCTCATCGTTCTGAGCAATCTGTAATTGTATAGCTTCTTTTTGTTCTTTACTCAAGTTCTCATTAAGAAGCCTTTTGTTTAACTCATTATTTAAAGCGTTTGTTTTGTTTTGCTCAATAGTTAATTGTCTATCAAACTCCATATTAGCAAAATCACTTATTCCAGCTATTATTACCTTAGCTCCTTCAGCGTACCTTGCCCATTTCTCAAGGTCAGTTTCATCTTCTCCATTCTTTTTATTAGGTTTACTAAATAAAGCAGTTAATCTTGCTAATTTAAGTTCGTCAAATACTTTAAATATTTCCTCGTAATTACCTTTTATTTTACCTAAAGACTTTTTTTCTTCTGCATCTGCTTGTGCTAATGCATCAACAAATTTACCAGTAGCATCTCCTTTTAATTTATCTCTTTGTTCTTCTGTTATTTTTCCGCTTTTAAAGTCTAAATCTGTCTTAAAATTAAATAACTCCAAAGCCCTCCTTAAATCAGCCGAATGAGATGCTGCTTTAGTTTTAACTACTTCTTCTTCTGTTTTTTGACTTAATTCAAGAACCTTTCTCTCATATTCTATCTTAGCTGTTAATGCTTTTATATCATATAATTTTTTTATACGCAGTCTCTCTTCCTCAGTTTTAGCTGCTGAAAGACTATTATTCATCTCCGTTTTTAGTTCAGACTCTTTTATAAGGTTTTCGTATCGTAATATAGCTTTTTCATTATCCTTTATATCTATCTCTAACTCTTTAAGTGTTTTAAATGGAGATAGCTTCTTAACACCCTTACCTTTAGACTTCTTACCTTCAATCTCTTCTATTTTTTTCTGATAATCATCAATAGCTATGGTTAACCTCTTATAATCTTCAGATGTTTTAGATAGAACTTCTCTTTCTTTTTCTGCCTCTGATTTAAGAGCTTTAAGACCTTTTAAACTATCTTCATCTGCTGCAGATAATTTTCTTTGTTCTTCTTTTAATTTCTTTATAACTTCAGTAGATTTATTGTAAATTTAAATTCTATCTTGTTCT